CCGTAGCATAACCATCTTTATCAAAATCTGCAGCCATTTCTGTTTTAGTGGATGCACCGGCGATTGAATCAACTACAATAGTTACCAATCTATTTTTATCGGATGAACGAACTTTCTCAATGATAACATCAACTGTTTCAAAAATATCTTCTACGGTTTCCAATGGAATGTATAACATATCTTTTAAGTTCAGACCTATTGCACTTAAATACTCAGTAGCAATAGCATTCTCGGTATCAATATAAACAGCAAGACCACCTTTCTTTTGTGTGTTGAGAAGTGCATGGGCTGCCAATAGAGATTTACCAGATTGTTCGAGACCTGTTATTTCAGATACACGACCAACAGGAAAACCACCATACTTACGATTGGAAATAGCCAAGTCCAACATGGTTGAGCCAGTTCCTACCCATTCTTTTACTATCGTAGGTGCATCACTATCACCTTCAAGAAAGTAAGCGGTCTTAATGTTTTGAGCTTTGAATTGTTTGTTTATAGTTTCGGCAATGACTCCACCGAGTTCATCGGATAAATCACTTTTTGATTTTGCCATAACTCACCCTTATTAAAATAGGTCATCAAATGTAACGCCAATATCATCAGCAGATGATGTGGGTTTCTCACTCTTTTCTTGTTTGTAATTCAAATCAGCCGCAGGTTCTTCTTGTGATGAAGTTCCCATCCAAGTTTGTAATTGAATTTTCAAATCATCGTATGATGGTTCAGGAAACAATTCAGTAATCTGTGGTTGTGTCTTAATTTTTTCAAGAACATCCTGAGATTCTGTGATTGGGGTTTCTTTTGGTTTAACACGAATAGTTGTTTCTGCATAAGTTTTACCAGCTTCTTCTGGTGACTTAACGGTAACAACAATATCACGACCAGATTTAGGATCAGACAAATCACCATAATCGGGATCAACAAAGAACGCAAGTAGTTCTTCATAGACTTGTTTACCAAATCCCCAAAACTTAACACCTTCATTTTCTTGACCACGAATAATAACAGGTGCATACACTCTCATTTTTGGTTCGAGTTTTCTACCCATTACCCAATCTTCTTTATCGCCAGTTTGTTTCAACTTCTCAGCAAATTCAACGATTGGATCAGGACGACCAAATGATACAGGTGAAAGAATAGAACGTTTACCGATATTGTAGTGGAAATACAATTCGATGAAAGGATTTTCTCTGTTGTGGATATAGGGGGCAATACGGATTTGGGTTTCGCCCGGATCGGGTTTCCAAATGTTTGATGTGCGATTGTTTGTGTTTTTCAAAGAGTTCAAACGGCTCTTGATTGCATCGAGGTTAATACTCATGCTGTTTCTCCAAATGTGTAATGAATAATGATTAAATGTTACTAAAAGAATGTTAGTCCTAATAGAACAATACTAATATAATGATTTAATGTTTAATAAGCAAGCAATTTTTTCTATAAATAAATATGGGAAACCAAAAGATTTCCCATATTATGATTTTTAGTTGGCGATGTATTATCACTTCTTGTTATATTTCATAAGTTCTTTTAATCTACGGACAACTGCCTCTGGTAATTTCTCAACATTGAAAGTATTATCCACCCATGCTGGTGCATCATCCGTTTGAGGCATAACATCACGCTTTGGTGCACCCGTAACTGGTTTACTTGTAGATTTTAACACTTTAACATTTTCCCAAATGTAATTTGCAACGGTTTCCGGTGTATCACCTTTTCCATACTTTGCAAACACATCAACAACTGGTTCTGTTATAGTAGATATAACATATTTTTTTAGCTCGTCTTGACCAACAGTAAACAAATTAACACCACCACCAGATGCCTTGGGAACATCTCCAGTTTGAGCGGCAATACCAAGTTGTGTTGCTTTAAGTGCCTCCATTGGTTCTTTAATATCTGTCAAATCCATTGCCTTTATTTTTGCTTCTGGATTTATACAAAATACTTGTGACCATCTATGGTGCCCATCAATAACGAATGTTCCGCCGCCACCGGTAACTATAGATCTTCCTGCTGGAGCAACAACCCCACCTTTCAAAGAAGCTTCTGCACTTGCGGGATCTTTAAGTGGATAACTCAAAGAATTATCCATTACCACTTCATTTTGAGTTGGTCTTAAATCCGTACAGACAGGTGCCATTGCGGATGTTTTTACAGGTGCCTTGTCAGACAATTTTTCTATTGCTGCAATAAATTTTGGATCCTTTACGTGTTTACCAAGAGCAGCAACAAATTGCTTGTAATCCTTTTTTAGAATCGTTTTCAATATATTTTTTCCCTTATCCTCATTGAGTTTTATCCCAATTTCACCCAATAAACCTTTCAACGAATTTTTCATAAATAATCTCACTATAATGTATTAACAAATTCTTCTTGTTGTTGTAACTCCTCTTGTGTTGCCTTTCCTGATTCACCCCAGTCTGGAAGTATTTCAAGAGCTGAATCCAAATCTGGTATTTGTATTCCAGATGTTGGCGCTTCTTTATTTTTTAATATATTGACATGATTCATTCCTGGAAAAACATAAAGTGGCATACCACTGTTTTTTGAAAGCAACACAGAATGTTTTAATGGAACTATATTGTCACTACCGCCGTGCATTATGGCTCCATTACCACTAACTTCTGAACCACTCAATCCAACAGTAGGCCATTGTCTATTCCATGCAGGAGCAACAAGATAAACTGTTGATGGTCTTTTTGCACCCATTGATAATGCCTGTAACAAAATCGCTCCACCTCTCGAATATGCTATCAACAAGTTTAATTTTTCATCATTTAGATATGAAATCGCCTTTTCCATATCTTCTGGAGTTATTTTACTCGAATCAGAGAATGCCGGACAACCCGTTGTTTGATCTGGACTTGTCCACTCTACACTACACGTATCTACACGCATATCTTGTGGTTTCATACCAAATCCATGAAATGCACCCTTTTGTATTCCCATTTCTTTTAATATATCAACTAATTTTATCATCTTCTAACTGTAAATAAATGTGTCCGTATTATTTCTTTTATTTTTTTACGCAATTTATTTTTCATTCTTTCATTCACTTTACCTTCTGACTTTTGTTTTTTATCAACAGGTTCATCGGGTATATCTTCTGCAACCGATAATGTATCAAGTTGATTATCAATTTCCCTTGAAACTGATTCGGTTACTGCATTCAATTCTGTTAAAATTATCTCCATAACAGACACATCGGAATCAGATAATTTTCTTTTGATAAAAACACTTATTTTTTTTATTAAAAGTTCTATGTCATTCTCATGTTGTTCTCTATCTGATTCTGGATAAGAAGAAGATTTTATTTTTTCAAGAGAGTTGAACAATGCCTTCAATGATGGATTGTTTGAAAATCTAGTTGAAATTGCTTTTAATTTATCACTAACTTGATCATAACTTTTTGAATTGATTAACGGTCTAAACCAAATTTTTATAGAAGATGGTGTTTGATCAGAAAACATGGTTTTTAGATAACCACGTGAATTTTCTATTGCAGTTGCAGCATCTATAAAAATTATGTAGGTTAATGGACTTATTGCAGATTCTGTTATTGATTCATTTATTTTTTTATGTTTCATAATAAACTCATGGTAATAATGATATTTTAAGAGAATTTTGAATCAAATAAAGACTTATACTGGTTTTTTTGTTGAAGAAGTGTAGTTTGCCACCCATTGGCTTTTTGTAAATATAACCAATCACTTTCAAAGCTTCAACTATCTCGTGTTCTTTATACATACTAGCATCAATAAAATTATCAGGCAACATTTCTATTTTTGAAAGTTTACCTTTTAATTCTTCAAATATGCTATCGAATCCAGTTCCTTCTATTATGGAATCATCGGATTCCAATATAAACCCAATCATTTGACTAGTTATTTCGTTTATGAGTGAACTTAATTTTTGTTTCATTTAATTTTATCCAATTACTATATCCAATAAATATCAAAAAGTATGAACTTTAACAAGAAAAATTTTAACCACACGAAATCCATCTTTATTTTTCAGCAAAGCACAATTCCTATATCTTTCCCATTCTATCGGATATTTTTTATCTAAAACCCCATTATTCAGATTCATTATCAATTCATTTAGTGCATTTATTGTGTAGATTGTATTCGTTTCACGTTTTTGATGAACCATTATAGAATTTGGTAAGAATTTTTTATAGGAATCCATTACTATATTGTATGACAATATGGAATCATCTTTTAT